AATCCTCATTATAAGTCTGATCTATCGCATAGCACTCCCACTGGTGATCTAATGTGAACACATATAGATACTCTTCACCTGCTGTAGCATTAGCAGCATAATCATCAAAGTTCAAGTCTAAACGTGGTTCAGTATTGTCTCCACGATCATTATAATAGAGTATATGCTCATCAACCTTTTCATTAATATCCCAAGTATTATCAGATGCTATGCAAGAAATGTCGCCACCATCAATCGCTTCAGCAACCTTCTCTCTTGTGTTAAACTTCTTCTTAAGTGTAACTCCTAACCACTCAGGATAACCATCCCAATGGTGATAAACCGATAAAAAAGCATCCTCATTGAGTTGAAGTGCTATTCTTGAACGAGTTGCCATTTAAAAAAGTGTGTAAATGAATAATTGATGTGGGATGCTCAAGAGGTGCTTCACTCTATCCTAACTCCTTTGCGAAGTCTAATTAAGAGTACTAAGTCATCCCACAATAGTGAGAGAAAACAAAACTGAGGGGACAGTGCATTACCTTGACATCATATCTCTGCTTCTGTAAAGGGACTTTACATCCACTAAAAGTAGAAAACCCTTATGTCAGAGTAGTCAGGAACCTCGTTTGTTTTCCCATACTGCTATTATACTCGATCAAGGAAGGGTGACAACGTAGCTTGTGACACTTCTTTACCTGTCACATCCAACTCTTCCATTATGATTTGCTTCGGTAGCATATTATAACAGTAGTAACTACTGCTGAATGTGATCTTGTTGTTAGGTCTACCATCTGGACTATTAAACTTCATTCTCTTATCAAACATAAGCAGTTGTAAGTCTTTATCCTTGAATAGTTTCATAGGTGCTGAATCATTCAACCAAGTGTTAGTCATTATTAATGCAAACGGTTTATTGAATGATAATGCTCTCTCAAAGTATTTTCTCTTATTGGTAAATGGTGGATTTGATATTATCATATCCCACTCTATCATTGGTTCCCATTGAAAGAAGTCTTCCTTATAATCAATGTGAGAATAGATTACATTATGCTCCTGACTAATTTGCTTTACAAATTCACTCTCTTTAGTATCAAATGGACACCAAACAGTAGATCCCTCTGGAATATACTTTAGGATAGGTTTTACAGCGTATGCTGGTGTATAACATTCATCATTCTTACCTGATGAATACATCAACTTTCCACTATCTAATTCTTTCACCATTCTTCTTAATCTGTTTTGTGGATATTGTAACACCGATTCTAGGATCTTTGGAGTTACCTTTCTTTTTGTTAGGATACTGTTTCTTTATCTTAGGTAAGAGAATATCCAATACTTTGCTACTCTCTAACTTCCACACCTCTACTATCTCACCATTGCTAAAACGTGCATAATAATGATGTGGGTACTTACCTATCTTCTCCTCTCTGATATACTGCTCTTGCTCTTCCCAAGTATCCTGAACACTAATACCATTATATGTGGCATTAATCTTATCACATATTGTAGATTTGTACTCTACTGGTATTCTTTCACCATCAATCACTTCATAAGCATCCGCACCAGAATAAGTGGTTGCTACCTTATGCCCTAGAGCATTTGCCATATAAATCTCTCTTGATCTAGCGTAGGAAAAAGGATCACCCCAACCATTCTCTTGGCAGAGTAGATACATTCTCTCATAAAGTTCTTGAAATTCCTGTTCGGGATTCATAGAGATGATTCAACTAAACATAGTATAACCCACCCCACAGTAAATGTGAGATGGGTTGTGCAAGTTATTAAACTGTCCTAGTCGTCATACACTCTACATTCAAATGCGTCAGGATGATTATCACAATATATTTCTAAGTGCTTATCCTCGTGCCTAGTGTGCCAATCATTTATTTTAGCACCACCTTCATTAGGTTCATTTTCATCGTGATCGTGAAATGCGTCATTATGCAGTTGTAAATCTTCTTCACTGTATTCTAACATACCGTGATTGATATGCTCTTTGTGATCTTTAGGATCAACATAAACCTCGTGACTTAAATCGTGGTTTGGTACTTTAGTAGTCATAGTAGATTAGATCATCTCCTATTATTTATTTTACAGATGCAGTTTCTAGTTCTCTAAGTGCTTCCATCCTGACAAATTGCTCATCTCTATTATAATAAAGTGTATAGTTCTCAGTTATTAGATAATAACCATCAATATCACTTCCATTATCAGTATAACCATATCCTCTTACTCGTTCATTTATACCATCAATACGAAGTTTCTTATCGCCATTTCTGACATAGGATTCGTACTTCTGGTCTAAATTAATCATTGCTCTGAGGAATATGTGTTGATATTATAACATAGTTATATGTTGTATCTATAAACTTTATAATGTCTTTAGAGTCTCGCAATACTATTTAACTATCTTCCTCCTCATTGGGATTAAGATGTGGGGAATCCAATTTAAAATCATCAGATTTCCAGAAATCTTGCCAGTCTCTAATAGATTTAGTGACATCCTCAAACTTAATAAGATTATCCGTATATTTAATACTAGATCTTGTAGTTAATAGGTCGAGAACTTCTTGACAATCTCTTGTACATTTACTATGATAGTTGATCTTCCTTTGAATTGTGTTTACGATAGTATCATAAACTTCATCAGGAGTTGCTTCTGATTCAAGAGCATCTTCAATCCATTCTTGAAGATTATGTAGAGAATAGTTCTCAGTGGACATTAGAGTCTAACCTTACTGCTTCCTCTATAATACACTGAAGTTCTTTAGAAGTCAACCCATTTAACCATTTCCACTCAGGATCTTCCTTATCCCACTCTGCTGTGTAAGAACCATCACGATTCTGAGTTATCTTGAAGGAGTCTTTCTTCATCTTTGATTCGTTTCCTAACTCGTTTAGCATATTTGATTTCTTCATCAGTGTACCATTCAGGGTGTTTCTTTGCTCGTTTTAGTAGTTTCTTTGCTGCTTTCTTGTCCTTCATAGATGAGATGATAGTCGGGTTCCTTTATGTCCAATTGAGTATTTATGCTCTTTACTCTATCATCCAATTCACCTATTCTCCTAAGAACGTGAATCATTTCACTTTGCAGTCTCTCAATTCTCTGCTGATCTGCTTCAAATTGTGATCTAAAATATGATACCTCATCAATATCAAATTCTTTCTCTGCCCACTTTGGTTCAGTTATCTCTCTATCCCGATATGGATATAACCAATCTTCAATTTCAGCAACAAACCACCATACTACTTCCCGAACACCAAATAGAAATTTACGCATTTTCCTTCATCCTCTTCCATTCATTATACATCTCACCATATATCATTCCCTCGTGAGATTTGATGTCCCTACCTTCAAGAAGTTCTATCTGTTGTTTAGACAGTTTACTTCTTGCAGCAGCAAGATATTGAGATTCCCACTTAGGAATCTCTTTCACCCAATCCTTAACCATTTCTCTTATTGTGAGTTATATCATACTCTATCACAATCTTCTTGCTTTGTCTACCTGTACTATCAAATGTAGTCTTGTATTCAATAGTTCCTTTTAATTGCTCAACAATGAAATTGAGACTATTCATTAACTCTTGATCTTTCATGGAATTGTTTTTTCAAAAAATACATCACCGTTATCACCAAACATTATAACTTTCCAGTGTTCCCCTTTCTTCTGATATACTTCCTTAGATGTTTCCGCACCATCTCTGGTTGGAACCACCCAAGTTCTTTCATACCAATCTTTTTCCACATTAAAATTGAATCCCTTTTCTTGAAGTATGAATATGATAGAATCTATATTCTCAACTTCATCAATTTTTTGTGTTATTATTTCAGGTTCAGGATGCCTCCACCACTCAGTAACACTTAAGTTAATAAATCTCTTGATCCATTCCATTATTCAAACCTCCGTTCATAGAAAATGATAGCACATCCAAGTGCTATTCCTATAAGCAGTAAATCTAATATTGGTGTTGTTGAGAGATTCATATTATACATTTGGATATTGACATTATAAAACCCCTGACAGAATGTGTCAAGGGTTAGTGAATTACTTTTAACTTACCTTAAGGTGGATGCTGAAATTTGTTCATTTGCTTGTGAGATAAACGTCAGTTTTTACTAAACTAAAACCTCCTTACATATACGTTTACAAACATGTTGATCGTCTTCACAGTCAATTAGACACTCGTAGTATTCTGTGATTAAATCATCTTGTGAATCTTCATATTCTTCGTGCTTAGATCCAGCGAGTTGATTAAATGAAATTAAGTTGTGCATAATTGTCTCCAAATAATAGTTACAATGACAAAGAGTTTTGATTCATCCTTGTTCCTCAATTCTATACTATTATTTAGAAAAATATGTTTGTATTTGCTGATATAATTTACAAAAAGAAATGCCTATGTATTAATACTTACACCCAATAAAGAATCTCTTATTTCTCTTGCAGAAGCATTATGATCGCATAGTTTATTCATCCAAATTCTTTCTTCTAGGGTAACTTCAACACCATCATCTGTAATCATACGACAACAAATGTCAGTTAGTTCCAGTCTGTATTTTGTACTTAACATTTTCAATAGCTCTGGGTAATAGACAATACTCTTGTCTTTGGATACGTTTAGTTAATATTTCAAGGTCATCACCATCATAAATGGGGACTTTCCTCTGTTCTATTATCTCTCCACCATCTAATTCTTCATTAACATAGTGAACAGTAACACCAGTGAATATATCATTACTATCAAGTGCTTGCTCAATAGCGTGTAATCCTTTATACTTTGGTAGTAGTGAAGGATGTATGTTTATTATTCTTCTAGGAAATGCTTCAATTAGTTTAGATGATACTATTCTCATCCACCCTGCTAGTACAATAAGATCTACACCAGCAGTCTTAAATCTTTCTATGATTATATCTTCATCTTTATGACTCACATAGCAATGGGGAATACCAAACTTTGCTGCTCTTTGAACAGCACCACAATTTTTAGTGTTGTATATCATTGCTACAACTTCATCTTTTCTACAACTCCTAAGTATATTCTCAAAATTGGTTCCGTTACCAGAACACATCACACCTAGTTTCATTATGTTTCCTCTATCCTCTTACTATAATAATCTCCCAATGCTCCACTCATTAGAGTTTTACTTATCTCACCATTTGGTGTTGTAACTGTAGGTATTACAGCATCATTCTTCGTACCAAATGGTACTTTGGTTACTGGAGAATGTGGGTTATCCATTGACTTAACCAAATCAATTACGTGATCTCTTAGTGCTATCATTTCATCATAACACTCTTGATTATAAGCACATCCTCTGAGTCTACTATCAGGTTTATACAATGACTCTAACAATAGAGTCCTACCACGATCCCACTTCTCAAGTGCAGTCTCAGTCATTTCTTTTTCCTCGCTTGAAATTTTTCAGATCCACCACCCCACGGAGAATGTTTCTGCACATCAAAGTCGTGTATATTCTCTGATCCACCCACTGAGAATGGATTATACTTTGCAGTTGCAATTTCATACATCTCTTGATGTATAGATTCTTTTTCTTCCATTGGTTGTTCCTCAACTGTATCTACAAACCAGTCATCAGCAATGTCTTCCTCTGGTCTAGGATTATCAGTAGCAATAGGCATACTGTCTAATGGATTCTCAAAAGTAAACCCATTAGTATTCACTGGTTCAGGTTTAAAATTTGGATCAGGATGATACCTATTAGACCCATTATTAGGATATGGGTAAGTAGGTAATCCGTCTAACTCTGGTAAATATTCTCCTTCTGGTGGATCATACTTAAAATCATCACCTTTATGAGAACCAACAAAAACATTCTTAATGCTCCTGCTTATAGAATCCAAGATGCTCATTTCTTTCTATTTTCTCTTAGTATGTATGACTTAGCAAAGTCAAAGTTCTTAGATGTGTGAACCCACTCACCGTTGTTGATTATAGCAAATTTTTTACTATTCATCAAGGGTACTGCTGCCCAAGATCCATCTTTGGTAACATACCCATTTTTCTCATCAATCGCTTTCCTATAAAAAGTTTGATAGTTTCCTTTCATTAGTCGTGAAATCCTGGAATAAAGGTTTCCATATGTTCATTGTAATAGATTACATCATCCAATTCAAATAAACTGGTTAATTGTAAATTGTTCTCATCCATTAACACATCTGCCTCACCATCAACTTGTCGATCTACAATAGCAAGGATACGTTCTACCTTGTAACCAGCATCACGCAACCTATTTGCTGCTTTGATAGCAGATCCACCAGTTGTAATCACATCCTCCAATACAACAATCTTAGATCCTTTAGGTGGCAGTTTACCCTCTATGAAAGCATTAGTTCCATAACCTTTTGCTTCCTTTCTAACAATAATTGCATCAAGTTTCCATTCATTAAAGTGTGCTGCAATAGCAACTCCACTCACTAAAGGATCTGCCCCTAGTGTAAGACCTCCTACTGCTGCTGTATCAGGTTCAATACATTCTAACAGTAAAAGACTTGTTAATGCTAATCCCTCTCCACTGAGAGTCACTGGTTTACAGTTAATATAATGTTTACTCTGTCTACCAGAAGAGAGAGTATATTCTCCCTCTTTGTGAGCATCTCTTTTTAATAGTTTTAAGAGATCTTCTCTCTCGGCATCAAAATTTTGCATTGACTGAAATTACGGTGGCAGTTGGGTTTCTTGCTAGTGCAGTTTTTCTAGCATCTTCATAGTTTCTAGCATTGACTTCTTCGTAGAAGACCTGACCAGCAACGTAAAGTTGAACTTCGTGTTTCATAAGAAATCTTTTGTGTACTTGTATATTATATAAGATCCAATATGTTTATGGTGTTAGATTGTGACACTTCTTCAACTGGATGATATTCTTCTATTCTCTTCTGAATTAAGTTACCATAGTCTTCGTGCAACTCACACCCAATATAATCTCTACCTAGTGACTTAGCAACCATAGCAGTTGTCCCAGATCCCATAAAAGGATCAAGTACACAGTCACCCTCCTCACTACCTGCCTTGATACAATCAACAATCAATTCAGGTGGATACACAGCAAAATGTGCATCTTTATATGGTCTGGTAGTTACTTTCCATACTGATCTCTTGTTTCTCTTATCATAAACCATTTTGCGTGGTCTTGTGAGTCCTGAGAATTGATTATCAGTATCTTTAGTGTTATTCATATTGATAGGTTTATTTCCACCCCAACGCTCTCCTACTGCCTTCTCCTTTATGCTTTCGTGGTCATAGTAATAGTTTCTATTCTTACTTAATAAAAATATGTACTCGTGTGCTTTAGTACATCTATCCTTCACACTCTCAGGCATTGGATTAGGTTTATGCCATATTATATCCTGTCTCAAATACCATCCATCTGCTCTTAATGCAAATGCTAACATCCACGGAATACCAATCAGATCCTTCTCTTTATACCCATCTAACTTATTACCACGTTTGGATGAATACTCTGGTAAGTCTTGTCTATTACTAGCAACAGTTTGTTTAGGATATGTTTGACCTTTACCAGGTCGATAGTTATAGTAACTATCACCAATATTCAACCATAATGTACCATCATCAGTAAGTACATCTCTAACCCCTCTGAATACTTCTACAAGGTTTTGTATGTACTCTTCAGGTGTATTTTCCTGTCCTATCTGTTTCTCTTCTCCTCCATAGTCTCTAAGACCATAGTAAGGTGGGGATGTAACACACATTCTGGCAGTCTTTGGTAGAAATGCCGATAGTGTTTCTTTACAATCTCCAAATAGTATTGTGTCTCTCATTTTGTTTGTTGTGATACTATTGCTTGTAACTTACCATCATTATCAACAGTAATGTTTATGTCGTGCATAAAATCAGTATCATTCTCCATAATCCTAATGTCTATTGCACCACCTTTCCCATAGCGAAACATAATGAATCTGCTATCCTTTACTTCCCACTTGTCGGGATTCTTACAATGTTTAAATACAGGATTTGAATGTTTATCCTGATACCCTTTGATCCAATTAATCATTAAAAATACTCCTCATTTCTTATAAAATAATGATAAGGTAATCTTGATGCTTCACATATGGAACATTCCATATTAACAAATTGAAAATATGTGTCATCATTTATATCATACCCAATTATTACCTCTTTATACTGTAAACATCTATCAATCAAATTCAACATTGCTTTACTACTATCACCACATTTATCCAAGGCATTAATAAACCAATCCTTTAATTTTGGTTTATATTCTGCCCTGTAATATTCCTGTTGATAAAATATTGTCATCGTTTTACCACACTAATTGCTGGTTCACCCCTCTCAAATACAGTATCGACTACTGCCTGTACTCTACGGGCAGTTGAAATACCCACCTTAGAATATACAGGAATACATACTAATCCGTGAGTCTTATCTTTACTACCCTTACGGATCACTCTACCGATTGTTTGACTAATACCAATGTAATCCATAGATCTTAGAAATAGGACTGCTTCCAGACCTTTTACGTTGATACCTTCTGCTAGGATACTGTGATGTAAGACAACAAATTTCTTGTCCTCATCCTTACCCCAATCACTTAAGGTTTCAAAGAATTTATCTCTACTAACTTTCTTACCATTGATAATAGCACCAGTCTTAGATGTTATCCACATACAATCATAACCTCTATATTCCAATTCGTCAAGGAACTTAGCATAAGAGACTAATCCTGTAATCTGTTTAGTTGACTTAGCACATACTAGAATCTTCTTAGTATTATGGTCATCAATGTTATCCATAATCTGATTACATTCTACATCAAATGTTATTTCATCCTTCTGTCTTATGTCACTCTTATATACTTTCACCTTTGGTGGTAGAATATAACCTTGCTCTACTAACTTAGGTGCTGGTACATTACAAATAACCTGACCGAATATATCACCATCATTCATACC